TGATTCTCGATTTTGAAAATTTCAAATACGAGGATCCGCTGTACGGTCTCGACTCCGTAACTGGCTACCAGTTACTACAATGGTCGATTGAAGAGGGACTTGCAAATCAATGTTTGCAGGGAACCCCGTACAAGTCGGAGGACCAGCTCAGAACTGGTCCTATTGCACCGTCTATCAAGGCGAGTGCAATTGGCGAACCGGGAGCAAAGTCCCGGGTTGTTACCGTCGGAGAGGATTGGTTGACAATCTTTCTCCAACCGTTTAGCCACCACCTATTAGGTATGGCAAAACTCCATCCATCGGTCACGGCTGGCCTCACTCGAGGCTGGCAACTGTATGAATGGGTGAAAAGACTACGCAATGCGGGTCCTGTCACGAACCAGAGCACTTACTTCTTAAGTAGTGATCTTACCACGGCGACAGATTTCTGTACGCACGAGTATTCGGCCGAAATGGTCGAAGGTTACATGAAGGGGTTGGGAGAAACTTCCAACTACCTTCTGACGTCTTCTAGACTTTTAAATTCGTCAAGACGTTATGAGAATGGTCTCGGGGAATTCCGAGACGCTCTCACCACCAGGGGCATCCTTATGGGTGATCCTGGTGCAAAGTTGGTTCTTACTCTGCACAATATTTGTGCAGAGTGGGAAGCCTTCTTCAGATCCGAGATGGGTTTACTCGGGGCGTCAGACGACGAGTTTTACTCGCGTCTGCGCGCAGGAAAAGGAGCCGCCACACGGAAGTGGAGGCACTTCGCCTGCTCTGGGGATGACCATATTGGTCAAGGCCCAAAAAGGTACCTCCAGCGTATCACGCTGAATCATGGATTAAACGGCATGGCCGTGTCATGGTCCCAGAACTTCTTAAGTACTAGGGGTGCCTTCTACTGTGAAGAGATGCTCTTGACAGTAGGACTAGATAAACAGTTTATATGGGGAGTCGAGACTCCCTTGCACAAACGCCCGTATCTAGAACAACCTCACATCGATGCGATGAAAGTCAGGTTGTTTTCCCCTTGCGCAAAAGAATGCGAGGGGAAAGATGAGCCAAACCCTGCCATTGGCAAGGCACGTCAGATGCAAGGCATGCTGGCGTGGCTCGGCGGCGGCTTCGAGGCCATGGTTCCCATGGCCTCGGCACGCTTCGAACAAAGGATGGAAGGTTACCTTCCCACCCTTCTGTCAACCCGATATC